TCCCTTACCACCATTTTGAATATCGACTGCAATAATTCTACCATCTCTATGAATTGCTTTAAATTGTGAACCACCACCAGCATCAATTTTAACAATTGGTCTTTTGTGGAAATTAAAGACATCAGATCCATAGTTCGTACCTTCTTCATAAAGATATAAATCAACAATTTCTCCAGTAACTATAGGAGTTGCAATAATTGTATTACCAGCACCAACATATTCTGCATTAATTTCTACACTAACTTCTGGGAAAGCAAAATTTTGGAATCCACTACCTGTAGATTCTAGTTTCACATAATTCCTTCTATCAAATTCTGTTCTTGCAGCAGAAACATTTACAGACCCAGCATTTGCTAAACGGAACTTATTATCATCAATTTTAAGAATATGGTATTGATTTGATGTAGATAACCCACTAATTGCAGTGCCATCAAAACTGTACTTGACTAAATCTCCATCATTAAACCCATGCTTATTAAACGTAACTGTACTGTGAATTGTAGAAATTCCAGTTGGTTTAACTTTCAGTTTTCTATTTTCATATCCAGAACCTGGTTTAACAACTTTAATTTCTGATATGACATTTTTTTCTTCGAATAATCTAAACTTATGAAGACCACCAGTTCCAATCGTAGTAAATCCTACCGTATTAATACCCGCATTGTAATCGGTCAGAGATTCATACAAGTAGATAGTTTTTGTATTTACTACTTGAGGATAATAAACAGAACCATTAATTAATGTTCTTCCACTATCAGCATTAGATCCATTAAATGATCCAATACCAAGTGGCGAATTCCCACTTGGATTATAAACAATTGCCTGTCCACTTGTTAAATTATGTTCCAGGGTAAAAGTAATTGTATCATCGGCAATGTCAACACCACCAGTTGCAGCAACTCCAACCTGAGATGCATTAAAATCTAATTCTCTAAACTGCTTGGTTACAACTGCTTCTAATTCTGCACCGGATCCATTACCACCTTTAGCGGTTACAGAAAGAACTCTAGTAATATTAAAGTTTTGGGGATCAACCTTAACTTCGGAGAAAGATCCTCTAACCACTGCCTGAACTAATGCAGTAGTTCCTATTCCGACTGTTGGTGGATTAACCTTAACTGTTGGTGGATTAATTACATCATATCCAGTTCCACTATTGAATACTTTTATTCCTTCTAGTGGTCCATAGTAAATATAATCATTTGATTTATAACTTAAAATCTCAACACCATTAATAAGTGTTCCAACTTGTCCTGCTATTGTTTTTTTAGAGGTTCCCGACTGAATATTTGGATTCAGTGGAAATTTAGAAAGTGATTTTTTAAACGAAAGAGATTTTTGATAATGCTGTTCTAAAGTAAATGAATGTGTTGATGGTGTTGAATACTGAGAAAACTCAACATACTTATCTGTATTAATAAATGATCTTGCATTAAATAATCTAATTGTGTTTTTTGATGTTCCAACTAATTGGACATAATATTTTCTACCAGATTCAAGACCACTAATTGCAGTTCCAGTTGTATGATAAATTACTGCATCACCAGTTATAAATGGAACATTGTTTGCAAAAGATAATGTGGTATATTTTGCAGTTACTGAACTAAGTCCACCAAAAATAGAATTTAAATTGGAAGATGATGTGATATTAATATCAATCGTAGATATATTTTTTGTTAACTGATATGATGGGAGAGAATTTGATGCGACATATAAAAATTCATCATTATCATTATATGTATTTTGCACATTAGCGAGAATTTTATCACCACTCAGAGATAATGGTGATGAAGATGCATACTCATACCTTCTTCTGATGCTAAGTCTAGTATCAGAAGCGATGTTTGCTGGAATGTTAGTGTCAAGTGTTACTAATTTTCCCGCAATTGCATTTACTCTTACATTAAGTAGAACTGCTTGTTCACTACCTCTATTTAAAATATCAACTCTATCATCAACACGCAAACTTGACTTATCTGGATTCTCAAATAAAGTCAATTCATTATTAGTAAAACTATCAATTTCATATCGTGTCCTTACATTGTAAATCCAAGTGTTGAATGTAAATTGTTTTTTGTCTAGATTTTCATTTTTAATTTCTTCCCCAAGATTTCTGACTGGAATTTTATCACCTTCTAAAAGAAGAGTATAATCATCTGTTTTTTCTAAATCGGAAAGAATACCAGTAACTGTTAGATTTACTTTTTTATTGAGATCTCCATTTTCGTATCCAAAAACGGTGCTTTCTGCATAAATTTTATCTGCAGTGCTAATACCAACACTTACTCCAATACCAGCTGGGGTGCTTACACCAAAGAATTGATTGATATTCTTATCAGAATAAGAAACAACGTTTTTACCAATATATAATTGCCCAGCAGTACTAAATCCAATAGTGGAATCTACTGTAATAATTGATGATCCAATAGAAACTTCATCTGTAGTATTTGTACTAGGTGTGATTTTAAATTCACCTTCAATTAAACTCTGCTCATTATGACCACTAAATAACTGAATTTTATAAAAAGTTTTTCGATTTCTTGTAATGATCTCAACTTCTGAGATCGGACCAGCAGCAGTTTCATCAGAGCTCTTAAGCATCTGACCTGCCAGATTATTAGGATCACCCTCTAATACTTCAGTTATTAATGTCTGTCTTCTTCTATATTCTGCAGATGATGGTTTTAATAAGAACTCTTCTAGATTTAAAATTTTTGGAGTTGATCCGTATAAGACATTAAATAAAATTCTAAAAGACTCATCAGTACCTTTACTTTGATAAAAGTTTTTTACCTGCTTTATAAACTTATTTACATCAAGTTCACTTACAAAATCAACATCTTCAAAACCAGGTGCAAGTAAAACTTTTATCTTACGATAAAATTCTTTTAAAAATTGAACACTGAGATTTGTGACCCTGGAAACACCACTGTGAGTTGCTGCCGAAGATGTGGAGAATATTAATTCTTCAGCATTAATATTACTTCTATATGTTGTGATTCCACTAAATCCACGTACACATCCAGTAAAACTATTTGTTGTTATGCCAGTGTATGTAAAAATTTCATCATCAATCTTAAAAAGACCGTATTCTTGTGGGAATCCTTTTGTTGATTCTACATTTACCGTGGTATCTGTAGATGATACTGCACTAGTAGTAGATGTAAATCCAGATATTACTTCAGGTGTTAGATTATTAAGATTTAAATATTGATCTAGATTCTCAGCAATATCAACAGGGGCACCCTGAAATTCCTGAGAAATGTAATATTGTTTTAGAAAATCGACAGCCTTAGGGCTTTCTGATAAAATAAATTCAGGTAATTGGTTATCAACGATCTGTTGGATCTTTACCCTTGACTCAAACCCGGTTGTAATCATATCTCCTCTCTTTTATCTTGTTAGTCTTCCGTTAGAATAGCTTGACCTGACTGGGTAATTAACTCCAGAGATTTGCTCTCCAGAAGCTATGGTGTCTTTAACCATATTTATAGTGCTTTTGCTGGTGTCAAAAACCAAATATAAATCTTTGAGACCAATAACATCGTTCGAATCTGGGTATGCCTGAATCTCAATTACACCATTGTCTAGTTCTGTGGATACTATGTTAATAGTATTAATAATTACTTCACCGTTAGTGTAATCAACCGTACCTATGGATTTCTTAACAATCTCAAAAGTATCTGGATCTAAAGTTTCTTTAACAATAGAAAGAATTCCAATATCACTATTTGCATCTGGAACATCTACTAAGTAAACAGTATCTGGATCATCAGCAATTTTAAATCCTGTGCTCTTAATATTATATCCATCAATTCTCTTATAGAACTTATTACCAAAACAAAGTTCATATTGTGCAAAAGTGTTTAGAATGCAATTTAGATTTCTCCTCATTCTAACTCTAGTAATATTTGAAGTAATTGCATTGTCAACACCATCAATTACTTGCAATACCTTGCTGTATTTAAATCTACCACCAAACTTATTCAGATCTACAGATTTTGAATAAGTTTCCAAAGAACTAGAAATTCTAGTCTTCAGATCACTTGCTGAATTAGTTCTAGATGAATCATAGAAAACATCACTATCAATCTCAACATATAGAAGTTTTAGGTCAACAATTTCTTGTGATATACCAGATACAGTGTATTGTTTGAGATCATTTATAATTTGATTTTTATGGAAATCTGAAATAGAAATACCATTTTTTGGTTTAATGCTGATTAATACTTTTCCATACTGTGGAGGATTTAACTCTTCACCACCAACAACGGAGACAGATTCTGTGGCAGGATACACTTGTTGTACTAATGCCTCGTAATCCCTCGTTGTAACGGCACGATACTGCGAGGAATACACTCTAGGTGCATAGTACTTAATAGATTCAATTGGTTCGATGTCGCCTCCTCCAGAGGCATTTGACACGGTTGTGATCGTAACCCCTGCCTGAGGTGTGATTAATACACCATTACTATCAGTGGTTGTTCCCGCATAAGAAAATACGGATGGTCCGTTGCCAGTTTCTCCATCAGTTGCAATATAACTGATTTTTATGACGTCACCATTGCTTAATTTTTTTCCTATGATGCCATCACCAAAAAGTAGTTCATATCTTTCATCGGATATTTCCTGTAAAAGATAAATCTCGGAGTCACTATTAACGGTGATAATATTATCAACCATCCTATATTCACGAGTTCCTACTTTAACTTTAATAGTGCTCGTATCAATATTTGGGTTGTTTAGAATAAATCTTTGATTGAGAGAAGAATCTACGGTAAATTCCTTTGTTAGGTATATACCTTGCAGTACTTCAAGATCGGCAAATGATGCAATACTATTGGAAATATTAACCGTAACGTCTTCTGGAATTGAGAATGTATAATCCGAATTGTCTACTGGACCGACACAAACTAGACCTGCCTTTAGAATTGCCTGTCCTTCTGTTTGTACTGTTGATATATTAAAAGAAACTGTTGCTTTTGCTGCTGTTTTTGATCTTGGAACGTATCCTACGTTTCTGGCAAGAGAAACCACGTTTTCTCTAAGAGTTGCCGAATCTATAAAAGATTCGTTTACAACCATATTAGAGTTAAACGCAGTGATATATGTGTTATATGCAAGCGTATCGATTAGAACAGAGAAGTTCGAACCATCAAAATCAAAGTCCGTGAAATCACTGTTTGCACGGAGATAATCCTTGATGGATGTCTTTATCTGATCAAAATCTAGATTGGTAAACTTTGTAAAAGGCATTTTATCTTGTTGCCTCTAGGAGATATGTAAACTGTTGTGTTGGTATCTCTAGTCCAACGACTTTAAAACGAACATTAATCTCAAATTCATTAGTGTCTGCCTTTGGTAACACAGAAACACCAACTTCTTCAACTCTTGGTTCGTTGTTTTCGATTGCGACTAGAATTTGCTGCTCAATTATAGAAGCAGTACCGAAGTCAACAAAATCAAAAAGTTGAGATCTAATATTTGTTCCCAAAACAGGTCTAAAAAACCTTTCACTTGGAATGGTTTGAACAATATTGCGAATTGATCGCTTGATCGCATCGGCATTTTTAAGTACAAGGATATCCTTAGTTACAGGATGCATACTAAAAGATAAACTAATATCCTTGAAAGCTCTGGATATCCTTTGTACTGCCATTTATGAATGATTTTGTTTGTTTTTATTTATACCCCTATCCAGAAATCTTGCCATAATATGGTTCTGTACCATATTCCCAATCATCATAATCCTCATCATTACGAATTTTCTCATGAAGTTCATTTTGTTGGACGAAATCGTGTTTTTTAGGAGTGATATCGTCATTTGCAATCTCACGAAGCATCTTCTGATGTTGGTGATTGCCCAAATTGTCTAAGAAATCGTGCATTTTTTCGTCCTTGTAATAGTCCGTGACCAGTTTAGTCGTTCCCCACATGCTTTGCATGTAGTCTTTGTTCCTATCGACAGGTGAATTACCCATTTTAGCTCCTGATTTACATGAAATCAGAACTTTTAGAGGGGTTGCTATCCCTTATGTCTATTTATTTTTGTCCTATATCTTTAATTTCGTACATGTAATGATCGGTTGTCTCTATCTTTCTCTTATTTTCCACAGAATAAACGGTCAGATCAATCTCATACCCAGGATTTTTCTCAATTCTATTAAAAACCCATGCATTATCATACCAAATAATCCGATTATTTGGATATGCATAGTAATTTCCAGTCTCA